AACTTCCCCGCTTAGTATTCGCGGCTTTTCTTGTTTCCGAAACAATACCATTAGTACGGATATAATAGCCCGTTCGCGCGGTGTCTGTGATGCCAACATAGTTTCGTGTGCCGTTTTGCGTAACATTTAAAGTAACAACCTGACCCGCAGTATCTTTTACAGCTATGCCATTACCGTTAACGTTTACATTTACGGCTGCCATTGCAGTATCAATCTGTTTGATTAGTTCGGTTATTATGTCTTGTGTTACGTACATTATAATAAATCTATTTCTTCTAAAATTGCTAATAGTTCATTTCGTGCAGCGGTTTCGCCTAATTCGCGTTCGGCTGTTGATACTGTTGAAATATCTTTTCCAAAACGTTCTTCATTAAATTCCATTATATTTGCCATTTCATCATTCGTATAAGTAATTGCGCTATTTAAACCGCTTTCAGTTACTTTTATACTCTGAAATAGTGAACCGCTAAAATTCAAATCCACCGTGCCCGATTGCCTACCTGTTAAATCCCTTAGTTCCTTATAACCTTGCGTCAAATACTTTGTCTTATGAGGATTTCCATTTTTAAAAACTGTTTGCCCATTTTTACCTTGCGGTTTTATGCCGCCTGCTGAAACAGTTGTAAGGCTTAACGGGTTTATATAAAACGGGTTTACACTATAAGTTCCTATCTGACTACCTGAACTATCTAAGCCTAAAAAAAATATTCTTTGCTTATACTCAGCTATAACTTGAAACGCGGCAGCCTGCGAAATTCTACGCGCCGTGTTGTCATCATTTACAACTTGTGATAGTATTTCTAAGCGTTCAGATATAGTCATATTTTAGCCTGGGAACATTGGGTACATTCTTAAACGTGGTTCACATCTGTAGCAGAATCGGTCCGCTTCAAGTAACTGTATAATATTATCAATTTCATTATCTAAAGCCTCAATGCTTGCGTTTTCCCATTCTGTTATTTTGATATTTGCCCATTCATTACCATGCGTTTTAATTAAGTTCAAACGGTTGTTAGGTGATACCCATTCTTTTAAAATTTGCACGCCCGTTTGGTACAAAATCGCCATGCCTAAACGGTCTAAAAATTGGCATATAATATCAGTATCTACACAATCAACGCGCACACACGCGCCTAAATAGCCTTGCGGTTGCACTGCTATGCCATTCCATCCAGTTACATCTAAAACAGTATCGCCGCATGGCTTGCAGTTTGTAGCAGCATTGCAGGTGTACAGATAAGGCGATATATTAGTAGTGTCAATTGTTACTAATAATAGGTCTTCTTTAAAGTATTTCTTAACAAATATGTGCATTTCCGTATCTGCAAAAACAGTAACAGCCTGACTAAATAATATATTGCCTGCATAATCAGTAACGTAAATTGTTGTATTGCCGTTGTTAGTTGCCTTAAATTTGACTGAGTCAATAAAAATACGGCTTTGTGGGCTATCTATCCACTTTTTAGAAATCTTAATGCCTCGGTTAAATGCTGCAGGTGCAACGCTTGAAGTTGAAACGCCACAAACAGCATATTTAGAACCGATGCTGTTTAGTTTTATACCCCTTGCATTTAAAACAGCCTTTAAACGTTTTTCGACCACATCAGCAGCAAAATACATTTTTTCCTGTACGGTCAACGTAGCAGAAATAAGCGCTTCAGAACTAACAGCTGCGACATTATTTATAGTTAAACCTTCTAAGTTTTCTAAATAATATCCCGATGTCGGTACCGTGTTAGGCGCATAACAGCCATTAAGACTTATTATGTAGTTTTCTAAACAAGTAGGTGTATTAAGATTCAGCATCTAATTCTGTTTGTTTTTTACGACCGCGTTTTTTTGGCTTTTCAGTTTCGGTTATTTCTTCGGCTTCAACGGTTTCATCGGCTTCGATGGTTTCGGCTTCATGTCGTCCTTGTCCTTGTCCTTGTCCTTGTCCTTCATTTTGTTGTTTTTGAATTACAGATAATAAACCCTCCGAATAATAAATATCTTTAGGAAAATCATTTTGTTTTACAGCCTTTTCAACAGCCTTGTTAATGCTTTCGCTTCCTATTGTTTTCTTTTGTGTTGTATAGTCGAATAGATAAACAACATCTTCGTTATCGGTACGCTGTACGTTTATAGCGCCGTAATATTTGCGAATTATTGTTAGTGCTTGTGCTATTTTTTTTGAATAGTTTACCATGTGTTTATATTTTAAAAAGGGGGCGGTTTCCCGCCCCTGAATCATTAAAACTAAATTGTACCGTTATAAGTATCGTTACATGCAACGCTATCAGTAATGATAAGCTGTGCAGCACCTGTATTAGTACTTGTAGTGTAGAAATTGCTATAAGTTCCGAATACATTGGTTTCACCTAAAACTTGTGCAGTAGGCGCACCATCAAAAGAATTTGAATCTAAAACCCAATCAAGGTTTGTAAGCGTTGCACCTGTTGATGGCGTTGAAGCGCTGTAAACATTGTATAGAGTTACAGTAGCAACTGTAAGCGCAACATCAGAACCAGTAGCAGAAACAACAACTACAGATGTTACAGTACCGTTAGCAAATACTTCAATATCCATAGCTGAACCATCCCAACCACCTGCAACTGTGTAAATAGAACCTACACTTGCTAAAGCTATTTGAGCAGCGGCAATAAAGCCATTAGCACCAGCTATAGTACCTGTATCAAATGTACCGCCTACGCTAAATGGTAAGCCGTTAATTTGAATAGCAACAGCATCGGCTACGTCAACACCTTCACCTGAGAATTGTTCGCCTTCAATTGTTCTGCTATAGAACAAAGCGTTACAAGCTACAACACATTCATCAGCTGATTCGCAGAACGTTGCATCAGTTGCAGCAGGCGCACCAACAAAACCACATGCAGGTTCGATGTCGCAGTATCCTGTGTCAGCACAAACGATTTCATATTTGAATACGTCTAAAACGCCATCAAACAAACAGTCTTGTTGTGCCCAACATTTAGGCATACCAACAACCGCCCAATTAGTAGCGAATTGAATGTAAAGTTCAATTTCATCATTACATTTAACGTAAGACATAACAACATCATGCTCAATACCTAACCAAGGGTCAACTACTGTAGTACGCATTTGGTCTTCGAAGTCGTATGTGAACTGACCTTTATTTTTTGCGTATGTGATAAGTTGAAGTGCACCAGGTGCCATTGCGATAATATCGTTAGGGTCACCAAAAGCAGCACCTAAGTTAGTATCGTAGAAAATTGAACGTGTAATGTCAAGCAATGAAGCATCAAAACCGAAGTCATTACCTGAAGCGATAGCGCGAGCTTTACGGTATTGGTCCAACAAAGTACCACCTACCAAAATAAGCTGCTGTTCAATTTCAGCCTGTTTGCGGTCGCTATCTAAAATAGATTCACCTACAGGGTTAATGCCTAAACCGTTTGCAAGGAACAAAGGCAAAGACTTAGAAGTAACTGCAGGGTCAGCACAATCGCATTTAACAAAGCTACCAACAAAACCGTTATTAGCTACAACTGTAGAAACTTCTTTGCCAAGTCTGTTAATGTGATTTCTAAGAACTTCATTAACATAGCTGTTTTGATAATCAGCGCGGTTTTCTTTGATACAACGAATCAGTTCGTCATCAATTTTGATTTTTTGACTAACTGTTTTGTTTGTAATTTCAATTTCATCGTACAAAGGCTTAACAACATCGCCATCAGTTGGGCAATATTCAAGGCTTGTATTGTTTGATTCAGCCAAACGCGGAAAGAAACGGCGTGTTACTTTGTAAACTTTACCGTTACCTTGTTCAACAGCTTGAACGTTACCAAGTTTAATGTTAGAAGCGGCTTTATTAGCAGCACTAACAAGCAATTGCAATAAGCCGATATTTGGTGAAGGCATAGAGCGCATACCGTTGTTATTATTCAACGATATGTCTATAATTTTCCACGCATCAGCGAGTTTTATAGTTGACATTTAAAGAATATTAAATTGTAAAAAATTGTTTTTTGTTTGGCATTTTCCACGCTGCCAGCGTTCTGTTTTTTTTCTGTGCCGCAGCACCCTATTTTGTGAGAGGTCGTAGTGCAAAGATAAGTTTATTATAAATAAATAAATAAATAATTTTTTTATAGAATTATTAAACAAAAAAGGCAGCCCTTTCGAACTGCCCAAACTATTAACTAACTAAACTATATTAGACCGTTTTCTTGCATGTATTTTAAACGCGCGGGGTGCATTCCGCTTTTTGTTTTTTCATCAATTTCAAAACTTTTCGTTTGACCGCCATTTGATTGCTTTTCAAAATTATACTCAGCTGCTATAATTTCAAACAAGGTTTCGTATTTTAAGTTTTCCGTTGGCTTAGATGGGTGCTTTACGCGGTTGCCATCTTTGTTAACCCAAATGTTTGAATCAGCATCAATTTCAAAATCTAAACCACGTTCACGAATTTCGGCTTCTAAGATAGCGCGCATTTCTTTAGGTGCTAATCTTGGATTCTTAACAGTTTCAACAAGCGAACCGCGCACTTTGTCTATTTGCTGATTCTTAATGTAGCTTTGGAATTTGCCTTGTTCTTCTTTAATAGCTTGTTGCATTAGCATTTCCTTTTCAGTTAGCTTTGCGTTAGCTAATTCTAACTGTTGCGTCAATTGCTGCAACTTTTGCGCATCGGCTGATGTGTATTCAGATTTAAGTTTTTCCAATGTTTCTAATTGGCTATTTTTTAAATCAGAAACAATAGTTTTAAACCTATCTTTTTTATCAATTGCTTCATACTTCTTTAGGTCAATAGCAAAAGCATCGGCAATCTGTTTTTCTGTTTTAGCGTAAGCAGCGCCAAATAGTTCCGCGCTTTTGGCTTCTTCTATCTGTTTACCTATACGTTCCTGTACGGTGCGTTCAAGTTTAGATACATAACCCGTTACGGCTTCATCTAATGTAATTTCGTTTGATTCTAATTTTAAAATTAGTTCGGGTTCTATGCCCAATTTTTCTACAAATTTGTCAAGCATTTCCATGTGTGTTTAAACTTTAAAAAATAATTTAGTAAATTCTTCAAATGATATACTAAGCGGCAATTCAAAACCGCCCTTTAAAATAACCTTTGTAAATTCTTCGCCATCCTCCCATTCAGTCTTATAGAACGTTGCAACTTCATCTAAGTCAATATAACAGTAATCTTCAAGCTGAACTACTTTGTCACTATCTAAATTAGTGCTTAAATGTTCATCTATTTGCTTTCTAATTTTTGCCGCCGCTTTGTAGTCTTCGCATTTTACAGCATCTTCAAAATCGCTTTGTAGTTCTTCAAGTGTTAAGGGCTGTTCATTGTATTCTAACTGAATAACAAACTTATACCAACGTGCCATATTATCTACGTTTATTTGCACAGCCGCAGCCGCGTTTGGGGGTTACTGTTCTTTGAATCGGTTGAGCGGGTTCTGATACGTGAATTGTACCGAGATAATTATAATTGCCCGTTTGTTGTTCTGCATACCATTGTGCAGGGGTGAACTGGTATTCAGTACCGTTTGTTTTGTTCTTTGCTTTTATGACTAACATGTTATTCTTTAATATAGTTTTGTGACCTAACAGGGTAAGCAATATGCCTACAATTAAAACCGCCGCGATTTTGACAAAAGTTTTCGGGCGTTGTATTTGGTATCATTCCCGTACCGTTATCTTCAGCCCATGATATTTCGCTTTCTAAATCTTCAAATAATATTAACCCTAATTTACCGTTTTTTGTTTCACGTACCCATCGTTCACATTGTGCGCGGCTATCTTTTACAAGACTACCAACGTATAATAGCGCATCCATTTTATAAACCTTGCGCACCGCTTCATTAACAACGCCATCATATTGTAACAGCGCATCACGTGAAGCCTGCAAACTAATACGTTTTAAAACGCCTTGTCGCGCTTCAGTAGTTGTTAATTGACCAGCGATTGAAGTGACCACATCGGTAAGGCTGCTACCTTGGTTAACGGCTACCAATAATTCTTGTTTAAGCGGGTTTATTAGTGTAGTAGTTAAGCCTTGACCTTGCATAGCCGCAACTACATTATTTACCGCCCAACTTTTAAAAGGATTCAAAAAACTTTTCTTTATATCTAAACCGTTTAATTCGCTTTGTATTGTTTGTTGTTCAGCGGCTAAAGTATCGAAATTAGATAAAAAACCGCTTACCATGTCATTATATCCCGACTGAATAAGATAACGTTCTATGGCACGTTTAAACGTACTAAGGCGGCTAATGTTTTCTTTTGAACGAACTAAATTACCTGAGCTTGTTCTAAACTTTTCAATCCACGCCACAACAGCCTTTACAAATTTAGGTTCTACTTTGTCGTACCTTTTTTGTAAAATTTCTATTGCTTTGTTGTTAATTCTTTCAGGTGCGTTTAAGTCCATTACTGATTATCGTTATCGCTATCTTCTATATCTTGTTCAAACTGATTCATATCTATTTGCGGCACTTCAACACTTGCCACCGCATCAAACCTTGGAGCTAACTTAGCATCAATAGCATTCTTAATAGTAGTATAATCGCTACCCATAATATCAAAGCCATCATCATAGTACAACTCAGTAACAGCATCAAAAACGAACTGTGCACTAATTGCATCCTTTTCGGTTATTTGACCACTTGCTAAAAGCTGTACACGTTCATCTACTGTATAAAGATAAGCGCTGTTATACATGGCGCAAATGGTCGCTATTTGGCGTGCAACAGCATCGGAATTATAACGGCGGTCAACGTAGCTAATATATGATTCGTAACGTATAGCCGTTGGCAAACCTTGCTGCGATAATGCAAATTCTGCCATTAGTTCAGTTTCTGTTTTCAAGTCAAACGAAATAGGCGGATTTACCATTATAGGGCTTTCAGTATCCATAAACACAATAGCCTGGATAATTTTTAAAACATCCTTATAACGCGCATAAACATCATCGCTAATTTTACCTACTTCTATATATTCAGGTTCGCGGTCCATTTCTTTAGCCACGCCCGACTGTGCCGATTTAAGCGAACGGTTTATATTTAATACTTGTTCCGCTTTGCCTAATGATTCGGTAGCTACCTTGTTTGTTTCCTGAATAGTCGAAACATCGGGCGAATAATAGCGTATCGGTTCAACTTGTTGTTTGTCATTATCGCCAAACTTCGAAGTAGTAGGGTTTAGGTTATAGGCTGCAAGCGGTGTTATGCTTAAAGTTTTGCCATGCCCTAAACAAGTCTTACAAGTTATTGAAGTGTCATAATCATTTGGGTCAGGAACGCGCCCCACGCCATTACAACTGTTACAATCAACCCCTTCAACAAATTTAATAGGAAAGCATGTCGCAAGCATAACCGATTTATGCTGATTATCAAAGATAGCAGCATCATTAAGATAAGGTATTGCAGGGCTAAAATCAGACTTATAAATTTTAAACGTATTGCCATAAGAATCATATTTAGGAACAACGCGACCGCCCAAAGTTACCCAAGGCATGATGCCGCTGTTATGTTCATAGATAACCTCAAACATTGTTTTATCACCATACGCGCGCGCCTGAGCGTAAAACATATCAGTAACAATGTGATAGTATAGCGGGTTTTCAATTCCTAAGGTAGCATATTTATTTTTTGATATGCCTTTATATATTAGTAGTCTGTATTCAGGGTCATTAAAAACAATCCTGTCAGACTGAATTACTTTCATATCAATGTTAACGCGCACGTTATCAGTTTCAATCCCTTCGCCTGTAGGTTCAATAAGTAGAACGGCGTTAGGGTCCAATACGCGGTTAGGAATAAATACAGAAAAGATATAATTTTGTAAATTAGAATCGCCAAACTTTTCATTTTCGGCAAATTCTTTCATATCTGTATTTTCAAAACGTACAGAATGTTTAGCAGAACTTAGCAGCCTATGCAATTCAGTTATTGCCTTAACCAATGGCGATTCTGTTTTAGGCTGATAGGTATTTTTTCTATAAGCTAAAATTTGTTCATCTTCATTTGGGAATGCTTTATCCAACGCGGGCGGCACTTCACCATAGAAGTGAGGTTTAATGCTTTCATATATACGTTTCCAATCCGAACGAAAAGGGTGCACGGGCGGATTTAGTATTGTAGCATTTACAGAATCTAAAAACTGATAAAACTGTTCTAAGTTCATTCTATTTGATTTTAAATAGGGCGGCTACATTAAATAACCGCCCTTAAAACTATCTAACTATGGAGTAACAGTAATTACAATTGAACCAGTAACGCCCGAAGCGTCATTAGCTGTAGCGATTACAGTAACAGTACCTGCACCCGTAGCAGTAAGCAAACCGCCTACGCTAATAGTTGCAGTTCCCGAACCATTAACAACAGACCATGTAACAGTAGCATCAGTAGCGTTCAATGGCAGGATAGCTGCAAGCATTTGCAAGGTAGCACCATCGGCTACAGTTGTAGCACCGCCAAAACCTGTAACAACAATTGAAGTAACCCAACAAACGTTATAAGGCAATGTCAATAAGAAGTCTAAAGACAATTGGCTAAATGTACCTAATTGTTCGTTATAGCGGAATTCAACAGTCCAATAGGCATCGTCTTCATCAGTTTCTGCAATCTGATAGAATGGGCGAACTGTTACGTTTGAATACCAACCTAAGAAACGACCATCGCAAGTTACAAAACCAAATTCATAGCCTGCAGCTTTAGCAGGGTTTGAAAGGAAATTATAAAGTGCATCAATAGTAAATGTAAGGTCATTTTCAGCATCGGTAAGTGAAACAACACGCGATTGTTTTACTACTTCTTCCTGACCGCAACTACCACGCTTTTTAGTAGTAAATTCAGGTGCAGGCAAACCACCGCTAATACGGCTACCGTTTACGCGACCAAAAACGTCTTTATTTGCTATTGCAGTTTCCCATTCAGTAGAATCTGTAATATCATCAAATTCGTAGTTACATTTTTTTGCAAACCAACCAGCGATACCACCTGAATATACAGTTGAATCGCACGGGTCGCAAAGATAGTTAGGGGCGTTATCCTCATCTATGCAAGGGGGGCAAACGCCGAACGCGCCTAAAAACCCATTTATGAAAGAAATATTATTCATGTTTTTTGTTTTTAAATATTTGTAAATGAATCACGACCTCACCTACATTGTTTGTTATCTAATCGACATCTTTTATCGAATGTCAAATCTAACAAAAACATACGGTT